ATTCAGCTGGTGATGATCAAGATTTTATTATTGGTGAAGTGTTGCATGGTCAAACATCCAATCAATATGGATCTCTTATCAGTTTTGTTTCAGCGGCAAATAGTTTAATTTATGATATTAGTGCAGGAAACACGAAATTTACTGTTGGTGAAATTGTGTTAGGGGAATCTTCTAATTCTAGAGCAACAATTTCTGTCGAGCCCGCATCAACATATAAATTTGATACTGGATTTTTTGCAAGTGTAACTAATTCCACCGTAATGCAATTATCATCGGGTGCAAATAATACACTAAATGATCTATATGTAAATTCAACAATTTTTATAGTAAATAATGCGGGACAGGGTGAACAAACTACTATCACTCAGTATGATGCCTTGCTTCAGAGAATAACTGTTTCACCTGCTTTTAGTGTTACACCAAATACTGTTTCCGGTTATGAAGTAACTCCGTCTATTACATTAAATGGGGATGGATCATTGTTTAAAGGGAGAGCGAGAGGAACTGAGTTACTGGGTGTAACTGAAATAGTTGTTACTCAATCAGGATTAAATTATACAGTAGCGGAAGCAACTATTTATGCTAATTCGAGTCATGGAGCAGGGGCAAATGCCACAGTTATTATTGGACCAATTGGTGGACATGGAATAAATGCTATTGAAGAATTAGGTGGAAATAGAATTTTGATTGATACTCGCATTTCCGGTAATGAATCGGGGAGATTTACAACATCTAATGATTATAGACAAGTTGGTTTATTGAGAGACCCCCTACAAACTGCAAATACTCTTGCGTTTTTTACAGATTCATTATCTGATCAATCTACCACTTTATTTTTAGGAAGCGTTGCGGGTGATTTTCAACCAAACGAAAAAGTTTATACGGGATCGACTTTAGCAACTAGTACAGCTAATGGTGTTGTTGTTGATTTTCTAAATACTACAACACTAAGAATAAATGAAGTAAAGGGCAGTTTTGAAGACAGCAATGTTGTGACTGGTGCAAACACAAGTTCAACAGGAACCATTTCAGCAGATGGTGTCATTCAACCCGAAATGAAATTATATAGTGGAGATGTGCTTTATATTGAAAATAGAGCTAAAATTACTAGACTACAAAATCAAGTAGAAGATTTTAAGATTGTATTGGAGTTTTAACGAATGCCTAAATTAACACAAGATTTTAACATATCACCTTATTATGATGATTTTGATGAATCAACTAATTTTCATAAAATACTATATCGGCCTGGCTATTCTGTACAGGCGAGAGAATTAAATCAGATACAGTCTATTCTGCAAACTCAATTAGAGAAAGTAGGAGATAGTATCTATCAAGATGGTTCTAAAATTTTGGGCGCAGAGTTAATTTTAAATAATAAAATCAATTCTTTAAAATTGACTCCATTATATTCTGGTGTTGCTATTATATCCTCTAATTTTAACGGTAGAATTATTCAAGGTCAAACATCTGGTGCAAAAGCAGAAGTCGTAACCAGTAAACAGTTTTCGACTGACAATTTAGACGTTTTAATGATAAATTATGTTGACAATATTGCATTTTTAGACAATGAAACGATTTCTACAGTTGATGCAGGAACAGTCTTTTTTGCGACTGTGGCCGGAAGTGCTGATGGATTGGATGAATCGACAGATATTACATCTCTGGCTTCTGGTGCGGGTTCTGTTATTAGTATTAATGAGGGATTATTTTATATTGGTGGTTATTTTGTACGAACTCCTTTTCAAAATCTCATTTTAGATATTGAAAATGACAATCCTTCCATAAGAATAGGATTAACGATTGTAGAAAATATCATTTCCAGTATTGAAGATTCCTCGCTTTTAGATAATGCGATAGGGACTCCTAATTATACTGCACCTGGGGCAAATAGATACAAAATTGAACTGGTGTTATCAACAAAAGAGTATTTCGAATCGGGTAAGACAATAAATTCGTCCGGTGTTACGTTTGCCATTAACACAAAAGATAATAGATCGGGGATAGTAAGTATATCAACAACGACTGATCATAATTTATCTATTGGTGATGTTGTAGTTGTGTCAGGTATATCTGAATTAGAATATAATGGAAAACACACAATTTCAGCAATCGGATCTACTACAGAATTTTCTTATTTGATACAGGGTAGTCCATCAACCCCTGCTACTGGAACTCCTGTATATATAACAGGTGTGATTGATCCCATTGCTAGAAGTTCGGATATTAATTTTATTGAACTATTAAGATTAGAAAATGGTGAAAAAATAGAAGAAATAAAATTTCCCATAATGGGAAATCTTGAAAAGGTTTTAGCAAGAAGAACATTTGATGCTTCTGGTGATTTTACGGTTAAACCATTTGTACTTGATGTTATTGATCATAAAATCGGAGGAACAGCAAGTGACAGAACATCAACAAATGCAAGTTCGATTATTACGGCTAATGGTTCAAATTTTATAGCAGATGTAAATGTCGGCGATACTATATTCTTTTCTGGTAATACTGGAAAAACCGCAGAAGTTGCCGCTATAGGAAATACTACGTCTCTTACATTAACAACTGGAACGGTTTTAGGTGATGGGGGAATCAATCAACGAATTGGTGTTTCTTCAAAAATAACCGCGGAATTAAGTCCAGGAAAAGCATATATTAAAGGATTTGAACATGAAACTTTATTCCCTACATATGTGAATTTAAATAAAGCCAGAGATACAGAAACAGTTTCAGCAGAGAAACAGGGGATTGAATTTGGGCCATATGCAGTTGTAACAGATGTTATCTCCAATACTGCTTTTACTTTAGGTGTAAATTCTGCATCTATTAACTCAATGTCTGGGGGTACTGGGGCCGACTTAATGGATTTACATTTAGTTAAGTGGCCTTCAACAACTCAACTTCATGGAACAGTAACATCAAATGGCATTTCTTTTATATCTAATGGAGCATTCAAATACGTAGGTATTGATACTACTACAGCCGCATCGGTAGCAAATACAAAAATAGGAACAGTAAGATTAAGACAACTTGATTTTAAATCAGGAAGATCGTCTACTGTAACCTCAGAATATGGGTACGGTGCTGATGCAAACGGTACTTATCATATAAAATATCCTGCAATATACGATGCTCATTTATTTGATTTTATATTTAATAAAACTGAGGGTACTGTAAGCGCCGCTGATGCAAATACTTTTCAAATTAAATTACCAACGACTGGTGCATTTTCTTATCCTACAGTGAATTGTTTGTTTGGATCAACAATAACGGTTAATACTGCTTATTTGGGGGTTAATACTTCTGATACTAGAGAGATTATTGTTTGGACTGGGGCTAGCACAACTTTAACTCCGGCGACTGCATATACTGCCGTTTTAAATAGTGAATTGACCCAACCAACTCAAGCTACTACAACTTATTCTTTAAATTTTGGTGTTAAAGATATTAGTTCTATTGTGACAACAACGGCTGGTACACCAACAGTTATTGATAATGCTATGAATATTGATATTAGTGGTAAAAATGATATAACTGAAACGGGAAACACTGTTCTATTTGATAATAATGAAGACCAAAGATCATTAGTATTTCCTTTTCAAAATAAAACACTTGCAGGCTTGTCAAAGGCTAGTTATAAATTAAAAAGATCATTTACAACGACCCTCACGGGTAATACTGTAACTCTAACGGCTTCAGAACCAGGAGAACTGTTTTATCCTGCAACTGGTGCAGGAGCAATTTCTCCATCTATTATAGATTCAAATTATTTGGTTTTTTGTACTGAAGCCAGCCTTGGAAACAAAGAAGGTGATTATATTGAATTTAGTAATGCTTCAGGTACTTCGGTGGGAACCAATAGATCGATGACCTTAAACGAGACTGGAGATCAATTGATCATGAATGTGGATGGTGGAGCAGGTTCGTCAAACTATTCAAACAAAAATATATATGTTTATGCTACAATGATGTTTAAAGGAGCAGGAGCAACAAGATCAAATGATGGTATTGGTACAAAAACCCTAGTATCAGGAAATGTTACAGTTGCTAATATAACATCTTCTTCGACAAATACCGTTCAGGCAGATTCTGGTCAAATTTATTTCGGAACATCGATAAATGCTCAGCCTAGTGTGACTAACAGTTTAAAAATATCTGATATTAAAAACTTAGTCGCAATTGTATCTTCGTTAGATGAAGATGTTGAAGTTACAAATGCTATGATATCTGAGGCTATGTCTAATACTGCAAATGCTCATAATATATCTAGTAGCTTTATATTTGATAATGGTCAAAAAGACAATTATTATGATTATGGAACCATAACGTTAAAAACCGGAGAACAAAAACCAAGTGGTCAAGTAATAGCAATCGTTGATTATTATAATCACACAGGTTATGGTCCCTTTACTGTTGATTCTTATATGTATGCTGGTTCTGGCAATACGCTATATGATAATATTCCTTCATATACGAGTCCAACGACTGGGACAAAAGTTGAACTACGAGATATGATCGATTTTAGGCCTAAACGAATAGGATATGAAACATCTGATGGAACTAGTTCGCAAATCAATGATATTACAGCAACATCTAATGTATTTAATGAAAAAGCAATGCCTGATTATGATTATACATTTAATGCAGATTATGAATATTATATTTCAAGAAAAGATAAAATTGTATTAAATAGAGATAAAACATTCGATGTTATTGAAGGAGTTTCTGATAAATTTTCGCAATTGCCTCCTGATAATGAAGATTCAATGACACTGTATAATCTTGAAATACCAGCATATACTTTTAATGCAGAAGATGTAAAATTAAATTATGTTGAAAATAAGAGATTTACGATGAGAGATGTCGGTAAGCTCGAAAGAAGAATTGAAAATCTCGAATATTATGTTTCTCTTAGCTTATTGGAAAAAGAAGCAGACGGATTAATCATTACTGATTCTAATAATAATGATCGGTTTAAAAATGGAATTCTTGTAGACCCATTTGCGGGACATAGTGTCGGGGATGTTTTTAATAAAGATTATTCTATGTCAATTGACTACGATAAGAGACAATTAAGACCATCCTTTAGTTCAGATTTATATCCATTAAATTTTAATGCAAATTCTGAAGGTGGAACCGCTTTTTCAACTTTAGTAAATAATTCCGGAATATTAACATTACCGTTTTCTTCAAATACGTTTATACAAATGCCTCTTACAGGAACGAATGATGGTAAAAATGTCCAAAAAACTTTTCAAATAAATCCATTCTCCGTTCAGAATTATATAGGACAAATGAAACTAGATCCGTATGGTGATGTGTGGTATGATCAAAGTAGTTTAGTGCAAGTAAAGGTTAACGTTGAAGGTCAATATGATAATTGGACTTCTTCTGAATTAACATATAATGGACACGGGACTCATTGGAATGATTGGGAGGAAATTTGGTCAGGAACTCAAATTAATAACAATGTTAAAGAAGGCATAAGAGACACCGGTGATGTAAGAAATAATGATAGAAGAGCAAAAACAACAGATCAAACTAAAACATTGACTGGATTGAGTACAGGAAGTGTACCGGAAAAAATAATTAAATCTATCGGAAATAAAACAGTCAATTTAAGCATAGTTCCAAAGGTAAGAGAACAATCAATAACTTTTATTGCTAAAGGATTGAAGCCAAATAAAAATGTTTATGCTTATTTTGCTGATAGCAATATGTCGGCTAATGTAAAGCAAGCCTCAATCGTGAGTTTATCAAACGTAAGTTCGTCTAATGTATTTAGAACGACTTCGGGAAATTTTGAACAAGTTACAATTCAGGGCTCTGGAGTAAATGCCAGCAATACTGCTAAAATTATTTACATGAGCGATAGAAACAATCAAAATAATTGTACTGTTTTACTTACGGATATGTCGGCCCAAACTTCTTTTACTATTGGGACCGTAATCCAAGGAGACAGGACACAAGCAAACGGTTCTATTTCTGCTATTTCCCATTATAATTTTGAAGATTCTCAATTAACAGTTTCTTCTGAAGGTGTTGTAGGGGGCGTTTTCAATGTTCCTTCTGGTAAGTTTGCTGGTTCACAAAATCTTTTTAGATTAACAGATGATCCTGACAATATTCCCGCTATTACAACCTCAGTTGCCGAAGAAATTTTTCATTCAGCAGGAGTGATTGATGCTAAAACTGATTTAGGAATTGTTTCGCCTAGACCTTTAATTTCTAGACGAGAAAACATTAAAGAAGAAAGAATAACAAGATCTACTTCTGACGGAAGACAATCAACGTCTACCGATTATATGAACCCTATGTCTCAGTCTTTTTTTATTGATAAAAATCAATATTCTACAGGTGTTTTTCTTGATTCTGTAACTTTGTTTTTTAGTGGAAAAGACGCTTCACAGGGAATTAAATCTCCCGTAAGTCTACAGATCAGACCTATGATTAATGGAATGCCAAGCACTTCCTTGATTATACCCGGAAGCGAGGTTGTTTTATCTCCTGGAAGAATTACTGCAAATACAAATACTCCTATCGCAAATACTAGTGGAGGATTTCCTGACGGATTTTTAGGGAATTCATATACTGCAAATAGAAGCAATACCGATAGGGGTACAAGAACGATGTTTAAATTTGATCATCCTATTTTTCTTGCTCCAGACGAATATTCAATTTGTGTACAAACCAATAGTAGTGCATATAAACTTTATGGATTTGAATATGGTGCTTATCATACTGGAACTTCTAAGAAAATAACAAAACAGCCTTATGTTGGAAGTTTTTTCAATCCATCAAATGTAGGTGTTTGGGAAGAATTACCGGATCAAGGTTTAATGTTTCAATTGAATAGATGTGAATTTACCTCAGCGAATGCATATGCCAGATTAGATAATTTTGATGTGTCAAGTGGAAACACGAGTTCAAATACAACTATAGATACTTTTAAATTATCGACAGAAATAACCAGCTTTGCAAACACATATACAAGTTTTAATTATCATGCAACAGATTTAGCGGGAATAACAAAAAATGTTGGAGTGCATTTTAAAGAAAATAAAAATGTTGATTTCAAAAAACAAAAACAAATTACATATCCACAAGTCGCAAATAGCAGTTTTACAATTAATGTTTATTTTGAATCTGCAAACACTTTACTATCTCCAATATTAGATGAGACAAGAACAGGTGTTATTACTATTGAAAATCTTATTAACAATGGAAGTTTATCAAATTCTGATATTGTTGTGTCTGATTTTGGTACTGGTTATTACACCGCGGAAGTCGGAAGTATAACCAGTAATGTGTCATCAGAAGGTAATACAAGCGTGTTTGTAGTGTCTGCTCCTGATATTGGTTCAAATACCGCAACAATAGCCGCTAATGTACATGCAAATGGTATTATAAATCAAGTTACTGTTAAGCATGGTGGTTCAGGATATATTTCTACACCAACTATTACTAACTGGGATATTAACGGAACGAGTTCTATTTCTGATAATGTACGAAGAACGACAACCGCAGTTGTTGATATTGTTGGTGAAGGCGCTAATAATAGTGTAAATATTCAACCAGCTAATGTGGTATCATTTTCTTCTGGTGGTAATTTAAAAGCTAGATATATTTCAAGACGGGTAACATTAGAAGAGGGTTTTGATGCAATGGATCTTAAAGTGTATATGGATGCATATAAGCCAAGAGGATCTAACATTTATGTTTATTATAAAGTTCTTTCGGGGGATGATTCTGAATCTTTTGATGAAAAACCCTGGTTTCTTATGGAGCAAAAAACAGCAAGCGCTACTTACTCATTAAATGAAAATGATTTTAAACGATTTGAATTTAAGACTATAGATGAAAAAATTGCTTATATATCTGCAACTGGTGGAAAATATGAAAAATTTAGAACGTTTGCGATTAAGTTGGTTATGACTTTAGATAGAGTTGCACAAGATACTTTTATAGGAATCCCTAAATTAATCAATTTACGTGCAATTGCTCTTGATAGTGAGGGCGCTCCTTGATAATAAAAACAGATGATCCAAGATATCACAGAGATGGTTATTCTAATGCGCTTATTGCAACGGACCAACAGGCTTTATTGAAACATAGGCATAAAGTATTACAAACAAATACGATAATGTCTAATGAAGCGGAAATAAATAATTTAAAGTATGAAATAATTAATATACAACAAAATGTAAATAAAATTTTAAAATTATTAAGTAAGGATAGAGATGGCAATATCTGATACTAGTATTACTAGTGTAGAATTGGTTAACACTTTTGAGCAATGGCGCCTGAAAACCAATCAAATTATCACCGTATTGAATGAGCATTCAGATGAAAATCCTACATCTAATTTGATTTCTGCTAATTCTTTGGGTGGGTTTTTAATCAACACAATATCAGCAAATATTGTCACGGGGTCAAATGTAACGGGTTCTAGATTAATATTTACTGGGGGTATTGTAGATTTTACTGGTGCCGCGGTTACTGATATTGGAACTGTTGATAAATTTGCGTTAGTTGAAGATGCTGGTGCAACTATTTCTGGAGCTAGTCCCGATAGTAAAATTGAAAGAGCCCAAATAAATGAATGTGAAATAAATTTAAATGGTCGAAATTTCAATGCAAATGGATCATCTGTAATCACACTTACGGGTGCAACGGTTGCCGATTTAGGTACAGTTTCCCTTGTCACAATTGACGGTGGAACAATTAATGAAGTAAACGTTAATATTACGGCTTCTGATAAAGTTGTTACAGTGTCTTCTCCGGGTCCTCATTTATTTACTGGCGCAACATTTTCTAATGGAACATATAGTAATGCATATTCTATTGGAGGATTTATGCATTCTGCAAATATATCCGTAAATAGTGCATCAGTTCTTGTAACAAATACCGGGCCTATTTTTGGTACAGATGTAGGATCTTCTAATGTTGCTATTGGTAATTTTCCAGAATATACGACAAGTCCAACTCTTGCAACTTCATCTAAAGGTAGATTGCACATAAGAACAGATTTTGCAGAAGGTTTACAGACAGCAACCGCAGTATCGGCTGTTGCTGATGAGATGGTGATAGAAGGTAATACTGCGGTTGGATTGACTCTACTTTCAAATAATGTATCAAATAGTGTTATTGCATTTGGTGATCCTGATAATGTTGATGCTGGAGGATTTGTATATAATCACTCAACAGATAGTTTGCATATAGTTACAGATGGTGCTAATACGGTGGAATTCGGTAATGATTATGGTGGATATATGCAACTTGCTGGCGGAGACACTATCGGATCTCAAGGTGGTAAATTACATGTAAATGTTGGTTCGACTGATGGAATAGCTGGAATGTATTTAGACTTAAACGATGTAGACCAAATGGGAGTTTCAATTGATGCGGCTCAAACAACCGCAAATGTTTTTGACATTAATGCTGATTCATTTCAAACGGGTCATGTACTTTCATTACATCATGGATTGGGTACTGGTACTTCACATGCGGCCAATGGTTCTTTGATAAAACTTACAGATAATAATAGTTCAACAAATGCTAGAGCAATTCTTGATATAGTACAAGATGCAACAGGTGCTACTGGAACAATGGGACTAAGAGTTACAACAGATGCAGGAATAGGAATTAGTGTTATACAGAATGCAGATAAACCAGGAATAAATATTTGGTCTGATCAGGCTCATACAGAACCATTGGGTGAATTTCTTTCAACTAGTACTAGTGCGACTGGTACTTCTTTATTGGTTAAAGGATTATCTACCACAGCGACAACAAAAATTCTTACAGTTGCAAATTCGTCTGCTGATATGTTTGCAGTCACAGCAAACGGATCAATTTGGACAGGTACCCACGGGGGGTTTCTCACCACACAACATCCTACTACAGCAATTTATCTATTAGGAGTAAGGGATACTGGTGGATCAATTGTAAATACTAATTAAGATAAAAATGGCAAAACCTAGTACAAGAGAAGAGTTAAAACAATATTGTCTTAGAACATTAGGGCAACCGGTTATTGAAATAAATGTAGAAGATGATCAATTAGAAGATCGAATTGATGAGGGGTTACAATTTTTTCAAGAATATCATTTTGATGGTGTTGAAAGAATGTATAATATACATCAAATTACTGGCTCAACTGTTAAAATTATTTCTGGAACAGGTTTTACTGATGGCGAGACAATAACTGGTGGAACATCAAATGCAACTGCAACTGTAGTTTCGGCAAATT